CGAGTTGATGAGTATCGTGTCCTTTTCGGCGTTCGTGAGGGTGTCTTGGGTAATCAGCAGGGTAGTCACCTTGCCAGCCGCTTCTTCCTCGTTCGTTTTGTCAAACGAAGAAAGCAGCAAAACCGAACCGAGAACAGCGAGGGCGACCAGAAAAATTTTACTTTTCATTGTCAAGATGATTTGAATTTCAAGTTTTTTAAAATCAGATTTCAGGCGCTTTCTCAAAAGCGAGAACGCCCGTGCGACCTGCGACGCAGCCCGTCGGGTTGAGGGCAAACTGGTAGTTCGCCTGAACTTTGTAGGAAATCGTGAAATCGTTGCTGGAGCAGTTTTCAACTTCCGTCACGTCGTAGCGAACGCCGGGCAGGTTCCGGCTCGGAATAGTCCACATCCGGTATTTCCCGCCAAACTCTACTGGCCGCTCGCTGAAATAGTTTCCGGTAAGGATTGCAAGTGCGCTGTTAGCGATAAGGTAGGTTCGGTTGTCGGTCGTCGCGCTCTTTTGCAGTTCAATCGGGGAATCAACCCAATTTTTTGAGTTCCACAGCGAGGCGTTGCCGCGCCCGTCCAAATCTGCCTGTTTCGCGCCCGCGATGCGCCGTGTCGCCCAAGTGTTCAGGCCGTCGAGCATATAGTAGGGGCCGAGATAGGCAAATTCGGCGGCAAGTTCAAATTCCGGGATAATGGCCTCCGTCCAGTTTGCGTTCGGAACGCTCGCAACATCTGCGGCTATTGTCCAGTCTGGGTTTGTGTACTCGTGGTCGCCCTTTTGCGTGTCAACGTACAAAACGAACTGGTTAGAAATCCATTCGTCCAGTTCTTTCGTGGCCTTCAAAAGCCCGCCCGCGATTGTCCCCGCGAGATTGTGCGGCACGTTGCGGTGCGTTTTCCACGAAGTGAAAAAAGACGCTTGCTTGCAGAGCGAAATCGTGTGCGTCTGCGAGTTGTCGGTTATTTCGATTGCCGACGGGTCACATTGCGTGGTGCAGTCTTCGGCAACGATGTTGCAAAAGTTTTGCCAGTAGATGCGCTTGGTAATGATTTTCGCGTCTTCGTTCGACCCCGTGATGATTGGCTCTACCCTCGCCGTTTGGCGCGACAGTTGCCCGGTTGCGGCGTTTGCCTTCGCCTCAAATTGCGCCCGTTGGATAGCATCGTTCCATGCCCGCTCAATGGAGACATAGACTTCGGGCAAATTGACCGTAAAAGCCATAGTGTTTGTTTGTTTGTTGCCCGCCCGGTGGCGGATAGTGTTTGTGTTTATTCTTTAGGCTGGATTAGCCTCCTTAAATTTCGCGTACTGTGCGGCGATTTCGGCAAATTCGGGCGTTCCCATCGCTTTTGACATAGCCGCCTCGTAGTCGTTTATGGTTTTCAGGCCGCTTGCCCCGCTTGCCGCGCCGTTGCCGTTGGCGTTGCCGGGCTGTCCTTTTTGCTGCTGAACCTGAAAATCAAAAAGTTCGTCCCCCAACTGATTCACCAAAGTAGGCAGGTCAATCGGGTGAAACTGAGCGTTTTCAAGCCGCTTGCCGTCTTTCATCGGCAAATACCCGCCGCCTTCGACTGGCTCAAAATCAAATTCGTCGAACCTTTTTAGGAACATCTGAATTTGATTCTCAGCCTTGCTGCCGTCTGCCGACAAAACCGGGTTTCGCGCCATGTGCAAACGCCGGGCTTCCTGTTTCACAGATGCCAAACGCTGCTCACGCTGCTGCTCCGCTTTGAACTGCTCTAAGGCCGTTTGGCCTTCTTTGCGAGCCGCCTCGATAGCCGCCGCGCTTTCTTTTTCAATCTTTAGGAAAAGTGGGTGCGTTTTTACTTTTTCATCGTCCAGTCTGGACGGCTTGGAAGCCTTTTCGAGAGCGGCCAAAACGAGTTCGTCACCCGTTTCGTCGGTTTCTATCCCGAACTTTTCTCGAATGCGCTTTTCCCAAGCGGCTGAAATTTCGGCTTGCGCCTTTTTGAAACCGTTGTCGAATTGAGTTTTGCCGTCTCCCTTGAGTTTGGAGGCGCGGTCTTTGTCCATGCCCTTAAGCGTGTCCAAAACACCGTCGTTCAATTCGTCGGTAAATGCACCGTCATCGGATTTTTTGAACAGGATTTCCGCCAACCTGTCATCGGGCATATTTAACGTACTGCCGAGATACGCAAGGAAAGTTTCTTTAAGCATAGCAAAAGTAATGCCTTTTTGTGAAAAAAAAATTATTTTGCCGCTTTCTTGCCTTTCGGCTTTTCTTCCGGCTCAATTTCTTCGAGGGGTTCGGGTTCTGTTTCTTCAGGTTCTGGCATTTCAGCCGGGATGTCATCGTTCACGGCTTCAAACGTGAAAAGATGCCCGAACCCGTTTTCCTGAATTTGCCGCACTTTGTCAGCCGACAACGTGGAAACGTGGCCGCTTTTAATGTGTGTTGCTCTGTACGTCATAGCGATTCGTTTTTGGGCGGTCGCCCGCGCTGTTTGGGTTGCTGTGTTTCAGGTTCTTCTTGTTTGGCTTGACGCTGCTCAATGTCGGCTGCCACCTCTTTCGGAATCTCGGCGGCTTCGCCTACCTTTTTCCAAAGAATCATGTCCGGCGTGTAGCCCCGCGTCAGTTTTTCATACTCTTGCCACGCTTTTAGCGGCCATGTTTTTTGTATTTCAGGCCATTTCGTGTTTTGTACTTTTACCGTGTTTGCCATGATGCTGTTTTTTCAAATCCGAAGGTCAAAGCCCGCTATCGTCCCGAAGGTTGAAACTGTGCCTGTCCCGACCGATTTAATGTGAATAAGCCGCCCGCCGCAACGCACGGCGTTCGGGATGTTTGACGTGTTCCGGCTCTGAAATGTGGTCGTGCCGTCCGTGACGAAAACGCGCTGTTCAGCCCGCGCCTTGTCTATCATTAGAAAGCCGCGAATCGGCGTGTTCACCGCCGCCGTTATGCCCGTGTCGAGCGGGTTTTCTGAACCACCGTTGTCCCGGCTGAAAAACTGCCAGTTCCCGGAATTGAGGTTGTCGCGGTATCGGATTCCGAACGAGTTATTCACGTCGGCAGCCGTTGCCGTGTTACTGCTCGCCGTGACAGAAACTTGCGACGTAAAGCGTTGAGCAGACGTAGATAGCGCCTCAATCCAGACGGTGAAGCGCACAACAATGTGCGCACCCCCAAAAAATGAAAACCCGTTCATGTTTTTCGCAAAATGCACCGTGCTTGACCCCGCCGCGTTGCCGCCGTTGTCAAGTTCCCACGCGCCGGGAAGCGTTGCGGTTGGTGCGCTGTTTCCGTTCGAGCCGCTGTTTGCCTGTGTTAGCCCTACAAATGGCTGGTCGGATGCGTTTGTAGAGCCGGGTATTCCGAAAAACGCCTGACCGATTCCGGCGAAGTGCGCTTTGTAAGGGTCGAACGTGGAGCGAAGCACCCGAACGCGGCTCGAAGTGCTGTCGTACCAAAACTCAACCGCCCCGCCCGGCTCTAATATCCAGTCCATTTCCCCCGCTATTCGGTTCGCCGCACTCGAATCCGGGTGTTCGCACGGGAAATACCCGCTCATTGAGCCGACGTTGATAAATGTTTTTGCCTTTCCGTTCGTCCACGCCGTAAGCCCGGTTATCGCGGGGAGGGACGTGTTGAAAGACACGCGCACTATTTCAGCGTCCGCAAAGCCCGTAGGGTTGTAATTGTCTTGGTCGGCTGTTATCTGCGACGGGGAAATGACGGTCGCGCCCGCCAGCATTGTAGCGGGTACTGTGTCCGACGCGCCGAACTCCGAAAAGCCCGTAGCACTTCTTTTTAGCGGCTTTACGTCTGCCATTACGTTATCAAAATATGCTCACCGTTCCAAAACCGCAATACCGTCGTGCTTTCGGCAATTCCCACGCATTGCTGAATGTCGTTTGTGCCAAAAGTCAGGGACGAATGAAGGGCAAACGCGCCAGTAGTGGTGTTTGAAAGGAAATAATATTCCCCTGCCGTCAATCCCGTCGTGGTAATCTTGCCGTCGTGGAAAGTGATAACGCCACTTGCCCCGTTTGAGATTGCCGACGGCGCGAAACCGACCGCCCGTTTTGCGACGGCGTTCGCGTCGGCTTTCATTACCGTACCCGACGCGCTGACGTACACCAAGTCACCCGCGCTAATCGCTTCGCCCGCCGTGTAAGTCTCTTGCCCGGCAGACGGTTGGTCATACCAGCCCTTTGTACCAGAACCGTTTGTCCCGTAAAGCTTGTTGTTTCCCGGCGATGCCGTGTCGCCGTCAAGTTGAACGCCCGTTGACCCCGCTACAATAGAATCCTCGACGGGGACGGCGGTAAGCGGTACGGTATCAGTCCCGTTAAACTGTTCAAACCCGGTCGCGCCCGCTTTTAGCGGTTTTGCAGTTGCCATAGTGTTTGTTTGTTTGTTTGTTGCCCTGAAAAAATCAGTTCGTTGTTATCTGAATCGAAAAATCAATTCTCATTTTGTCGTTTTCAGCCCCTACGCCCGCCTTTTGAACCAAAACGCCCGCCGGAATCGCGCTGAAAATCTCGCCGTCTTCGCCGACCCATAGCGTCGTATCTGGCGTGAACGAGAATGCTGCATCGGAAACGACCCCGTAAATCTGAATGGTCACGTCATTTCCAGCCATCGCGCTCGTTTTCGTTATCCCATAAGCCCGTCCCTTGTGCGCAATGTTCGTGTTTTGAAAATAAAAAGCCTCGTTCCCTTCGATTATCACTACGCGCCCGCTCGAAAGGTTTTCGCCCGCTTGCCGCGTTTCAAGCCCCGCGCTCGTTCCCGGCGGCGCGGCCTCCCAACTATCGCCGTCCCATGTCAGCACATCACCCGCGTCGCCGTCCGTCGGCAAGGTCACGCCGGGAAACATGGGCGGAAAAACAAGCGTAAGGTCGGGCGAACCCGTTACCAGCACTTGCCGCCTTTGCGAAAAAACGAGGGTCAAATCCGTCATATCTTGCCTACAATTATTGTTTTAACCACTACGGGGTCAGTGTCGTTTGTCCATTTCAGGGTGAAAGTCGTTTTACAGTTCGGCCAAGTGCCTGTTTCAGCCGCCGTGCGGTGAAGTTGAACCGTCCCCTCTGAAATTACCGTAATCCCGTCGCCCAAAGTCAGTTCGGCAACCTGTGCGCCGCGATTGTCTGTGATTGTCATAACGAACGAATCGCCGTCGAGGTCGGCAAGCGGGCTGCTCGCGCTGTCGCCTTCCCGAATCTCGAAAACCTCTAAAAATGTGTCGCCCCTGACGGTTGTCCAGTCAACTTCAGCGGGCGAGTTCGTTATGTTTATGACAGGCATTTATTTCTTCTTTAATTCCGGCCTCAATTCAAAGGCCAATTCGTCTGAAATCCAGTTTAAAAAGTGTCGGCAGTTGTACCGCCCTCTTTCGATAAAAGGGTTGTACGTTGCCTTAGTCTTTTGGTCTATCAAATCGGGGTCGTTTTTCCAAGTCAACGCCTCTTTTTTAGAGAACACCTTTCCGGCGCGTTTGCGGCAAAACTGTCGGCTTGTCGGAATGATTGAACCTTGATAGATAAAGTAGTTCAATTTGAGTTCCTCAGCCATGTTCGAGTTGACTACCTCTTGCGCTTGATTGTACGAATCATAGGCGTACTGCCTCCACCAAACCCGCAAAGCCCCGTCCGTTTGTGCGCCGCCCATTACCAACTGCCTGAACCCCGCCTGAAACGAGGCAAGGTCTTTCCCAGTCACGATGCTTTGCACGACGTATTCCCGCAAAACAGCCCTTGCGCCTTCGGTTTTCCCCAGCCTGTCAAGATACCCGCCCGCAACCAGCCCGCCATCTGGCGTTATGCCCAAACTCGCTTGCAAAAGGTTCAATGAGTTTCGGATTGCCGCCGCCGTAGCCTCTGCTCCTGCGGTGTTTTGATAATATTCAGCCGTCAAGCCGCCAACCTTCAAAAGTTCTTCTGCAAACAATCGCAGTTCCGCCGCTATTTCCTGCCGTTCAACCCTGTTCATCAAAGCCTCCAAACGGGGCAAAGAGGCATAAATGTTCGCAGTCGTTTTGTCTAAGTTTTGCCCGTCAAAGTTGAACAAAGACAAGATGTTTTCCTGAATTTCCCGCCACAAACCGCGCTCCAAACGTTTCACCCGCTTTTCAAGCCCTGCGAGCAGCGTTTCAAGTTCCCTTTCAAAATCCGCCGCCCAGCGTTTGATATATTCGAGCAGTTCATTCATTGTCAGTTTTCAACCATTTGGGGCAGCCCGTTGGCGGGCGGTATCAAAGTCGGCATTGCTGCTTGCGTTTCGTCCATGTAGGCTTTGACCTTTGCCTCAATCCGTTCTTTTTGCACCCGCGCCGCAAGGCTGTAAAAATCCTCTCCCTTTTCGTCGCTTTCCTGCTCCAGTTCGGCAAATATGGCGGACATTAAAAGGTATTTCACTTTGAGGCGTTTCGGCACGTCCGTATTGGTGAGCGCCATGTTCACCTGCTCCGAAGTAAGCCCGGCGAACGGGTCAAACGCTCGTTTGACTTCCCATTTTTTGAAGGCTTGTGGGTTCTCTGCGAACATGATTCGCATAATGTCTTCCTGAATCGCGCCCGTTACCACGCTCCCGGCTTGCGCTCTGTTTGCGGCTTCGAGGTCGGCCAAAAGGTCGGAAATTCCCTTGAGTTTAAAGTCTTTGGAGAATATCAGTTCCGCCCGCAATCCTGTTTCAAGCCCGGTAAATTCCGCCGTCATCTCTACCAAAAACTGCCATGTTTCGGCATAACCGAGCGAACAGGTGTAGAGCGTGTCGTACACGTTTTGCAGGTCAAGCGTTTTGCCAGTCGCCGTGTCAGCGACCTCCGAGCGGGTGAAAATGTCGGAATTGAAAACGGCGGTCTTGCACTGGTCGGTGAGATGTTCTACATACTCCTTTTGGAAGGTAACTACGTCAACGGCGGGGGACTTGAAAACGAGAAGTTTGTCGAGGTCTAAAAGGTCTTCGCTATCCTTTGGCAGTTTTATGTAAATAACGTCTTGCGCCGATGAAATGGACGAAATGCCCGTGCCGTGACACGTTGGGCAAAGCCCGCCGTTTGCCTGTTTCCCGTTTATGCAGTCGTGTTCTGGGCATTTCGGCGCGTACTGCAAGCGGTGAGGGAACACCTGCTGCGTCATTGTAATATCCAGTTCGGAATTGACCTTGACCGACTTGCGAAGGAAAGGAACGGCAGCCTCATAAGGAGTGACGAACGTTTGCCCGTTCGTCCAGCCGTCGCGCAAATAGCCCGCTTGCTTGGCGGGTACGCGCCCGGCGTTGTGCGGCGGGTAGAACTGCAAAAAATACACCTTGTCGCCCGTGCGAAGCCATCCGCCCGTATCGGTGAACGTGTATTTGTCTTTTTCTGTGCTAAGGGGGATTCCCGGCGTGTCGCTCGCTACCTGCGTGAGCGTGAAGGATTCGTTTTCGAGATAGACGGTATATTTCTTGCCCTTGCCCCTTGAATTTGATTTTGTCGGCAGGGCGATTTCTGTTTCGGCGATTAGGTGTTGGAGAACGTTGTTTTGATATTCGTAATCTACCGCCTGTTTCGAGTAAACCTCAAAGGGGTACGGGGCGGCGCGTTCAAAGCGGGCATCGAACGGCGCAAATTCCACAACTATAAAAGCGTTCGGGTCGGTCTTGTTGATTTCGAGCCAGCGCGTTTGAACGTAATTGTCAAGGCTTCTAATGCCCCAAAATATGTCCAATCTGTTTTGCAGGGCTGCCGTTTTTTCGGAAAGGTCGGCTCTTTTATCCTCTGCTGAATGCTCCAGAACCCGGCGAAGTGGGGCGCGGGGTACTTTGTAGAAAACGTCCATCAGGTTATGCACTACGGACGTTACGATGTGTTCGGTAAGTGCTTTGCGCTGCGAAAAAGCGTCGTCGTCTTCACGTTTGACGTATTGTTTTAACAGGTCGTCGAGGCCGTCGCCGGTTGCGAGTTTGCGGTATAGGTCGGCGAGGTAAACGGTACGCTCGTACCATGTGTGCCGATAGTCTTTAATAACCACCTGCAAAAGACGCTCTAATGCTTGCTCGCGTGTTGTCAAAGTGTTTGCTTATATGCTTAAAAACCGCTCAAAATCGTTGGCGGCTATGGTTGTGCAAAAATAGTCAAGCGAATCGCTGCAATGCCCGTATTTCTCGAAAGTCTGCCCCGTCACGTCGTCCTTTGCCTTTTCTTTCCACTTTAAACCGTTCTGGTCTTGCTTCAAATAGGTGAGGTCAACGATGCTCTCTTTGCAGTTCTCACCTATCAAAATCCGGTACGCCGTTTTCCCGTCGAACATATTGTTTATGAAGTCTCTGCGCTTCAAAACGGGCGGGTTTCTCCGTTGCGTCCTATCGCTCGCGTTGTTCATCCACCTGCGCAAAACCCGCGTAACGATTTCATAGTCTGTCACGTTCGCCCGCGTGTCCGATTTATGCCCCGATGCGTCGCCGTAGAAAAACACGCTTTCCATTTTCGCTCCCCACTTCGCCGCTATCGCCTCGCAAAGCCTTTCCGTCGTGTTGTTCGGGTTTGTAAGACAAAATTCGTCAAACTGCCTCAACTCCGTTTTGTCCCCTACATTCTCTACCTGCCAAAGACAAGCCGTAATGTACGGCACAACGTTTTGGTCAAAGGTTATGTGGACGGGCAATCCCGGTTTAAACTCTACTTTTCCGATGTGCCGCGCCGCGCTGAAACCTGAATAAAACTCCCCACCCGTGCGGCTGAAAGGGTTTGCGTAAATCAATGCCTTCGCCCTTTCCTCCGAATTGTTGTCGAGCATCCCTTGAATGTACCCGCCCGGCAAATTGTGTTCGTTGTGCCAAGTGCTGCTTATTGCCGCACACTTGTCTTTAAACTGCTTTTGGAAAAAGCCCGTTTTCGAGTAGATGCGCGATTCGATTTCAGCCCGGTATGTGTCAAGTTCAAACCATTCGTTCAGCCATTGCACTTTTGCAGGGCTGGTG